GGCACATCGGTAGCCAGGGCTTTCTTCCCTCCTTTTGCAGCGATCTTCTTATCTCTCTGGGCTGCCTGCTGATCTTCGTCAGGGTTTACAAGGTCCTTGTAAAGCTCGGAGTCATCGCTGGAGCCAAGATCAATCTTTATAGCTCTTGCAACCACCGTTTTAATGCACATCTGATCCGAGAATTGCGTATGAGCCATAGATTTGCCCTTGGCTGCCCCCATAGCCCAGGCGTTCCTGATCTGTTCAATGGTCATGACCTCCAGCTTGGTACTGCCGTCATTATAGATCACAAGTGCATAGGCCCCAAGAATCTTGTCAATGACCTGGTTCTCCAGTTTGGGGAGATGCTTAATCGGTTGCTTACGTCCGGTCTTGGTATCTACCATGTACTCAAATTCGTCTCCCTGGTAAACACATTGACCAGGGACATCCACTACTCCGGCATCCCTTTTTGCAACCATAAGGTCTCCCATGTATGAGGACTGGCATGCGAGCTGGTCCTTGTACTTGATGAAATAGCACTGCTGTTTGCTTACATTCCATCCATTCACGACCATCTTGGTCAGGGAGTTCACTATTGAGCCCCTGGTACATTGGTCAATGATAAGTTTGTCCTCTTTGTCCCGAAGTTCAAAGAGATGAAGCTTGGCTGCCACAAGCGCATTTGCAGCGTTGTAGTTAGCCGGCAGGCTCAGGTGATGAGATTTCGTCAGAGTGTTAATGTAATCCATCACTTTGTTGGCAACCTCCTCATCAAATCCCTTGTGAGTTGTGATCGCCTGTTCCCTTGGGGCTACTGCCCCTGTTTTTGGTGTTTCTCCCATAATTAAGCTGAATAAGTAATAATTAGTTCTTTGTCTTTGGTTACTATTAAGTTGATTATTTGTGTGTCCGGAGCATAGAGGTCTATGACGGCCTCCCGGTTGTCTATGAATACCGGAGCAAAGATGTCATTGACACTGGAGATCGTATTTATAACATCAAGGCCGGCATTGATCCTTCCGGCATTATTCAGGTCTGAATAAGGCACTCCGTTTATTGTAAGCTCACAGGCCTCCTCAATGGCTCCATTGAGCAGGGTATTGAACATCTTGAATTTAACCAGGGAGAATTGATTATTGATCGCATCCTCAAGCATTGTGATCTTGGCAATGACAAACTCATCAGCCAGGAATTCCACAAGTTCAAGATCGGCAAGCGCCTGGGAGAGCTCTTTCTGCTGTTTTTTCAGCTCCTCAATCCTTAGTCTTGCCTTTCTGACATTGGACCAGACTTCATGCTTTTGGGTGAATTCATCTTTCTCCTTCACGAAGCCCTTCTTCTGTTCCTGGAACTCTGTATTATCGGTTCCTGCCTCTGTGATATTGGTAAGCTCCTCCTCTGCCTTGGTTATATAGGTCTGAATGTCCCTCCAAGTGTTAATTGACAGCTCTCTCTCTGCCTTGGCATTCTTCACCTTGCCGGTCAATAACTGACCAGCCAAGACGATATAATCGGTCTCAAGATGCTTTTTTAGCTTCTCCGTGATCACCTTGAGTTCCTTCTCAACTTCTTCTTTCCTGGTACTGGCTTCCTGGATGTCTTTCTCAAGCCTTGTTATTACAGCGCGGTCTCTCTCCAGTTTCTCTTTGAGGGCAAGTCCGGCTGCGACATTTGCCTTGGTCCTTTTGTCCTTATCTTTATTGAAATCCTGCATGAGTTGGTCAATCTTATCCAGCTTCATGCCTGCCGGTAGCTCCTGCTTACACATGGGGCAATAAACATCATTCTCGTCCATAGAGAACTGTTCGGCGGTGATCTCCTGGTATTTCGCAAGGAGATCAGTCCTTGCCTCCTCTCCCAGCGTTACAGCCCTCCTGGAGTTCTCAAGCGCCCCCGTTATGTCCAGCATTCCATTCTCCAGAAGAACAGCCCTGTCTATAAGATGCTTCTCCTGGGCTTGCAGCCTTATAGGCTCTCCCTTGAGTTCCTGAATGAGATCAAACTTGATCCTGTCCCCCTTGATGGTTTTCTCGTTGATCTTGTTTCTCAGGTCCATTCTTGTTTGATATGCCTGATCCACCGCCTTGGACTTATCCTGCAGGAGTTCATCAACCTTGCGTATCTCCTCGTTCATTCCGGCGAGCACATCCTCATAGATGATCTTGGAGAATACCTCCTCAAAGGTCTCTGCCGGTATTGATTTGTTTGTCTCATCTATCCGGACAGGAATCTGCTCCAACTGCTTCCTGATCCTCTCCTTCTCGTTTGCCAGCTCCTTGCGATATTGCTCAAGGGTTTTGCCCATGAGCAGGTCAAAGAGCTTGGGAAACTTACCAGGATAAGCCTCAAGCACCTTTTTGTCATTCCATGCTGTCTCCGGAATAAGCTTCATCAGTGTTCCCCTCTGTACCTTCCAGTTTTGTGTCGGGAAGTACCTGGGATTTGTTATCAGCTTAAAGATCGTCTCATTGCACAGGTCAGCGACAAATTTGTTGTAGTCCTTCTGTGTGTGAGGCACACCATTAATAAAGTAGGTAGTCTCATGCCCCTGCATTTCTGCCTCAGCCTTCCCCCTGGGCTTAACCCAAAGCTCCTTGAGGGTCCTGCGGAGGATATACTTGATCGGCAGTGGCTCATCATCCTTATAAACCTCCAACAATCCTTCAACCTCATGCTCTATCTGAGGTATGGCTGATCCTGCGCCGTCAAGGGTCTTGATATTGAATTTCTCCCGATCAAGACTATCCTTGCCAAACAGGAGCCAAGTGAAGGCATCAAAGATAGTTGTCTTTCCGGTTCCGTTATATCCGGAGATGTTTGTGATGTCCTGGAAGTTAATTGCAAGGGTGGTTATGCCCTTGAAATTACGGATAATCAGTTTTCGTAGTATCAGCTTCATAAATCCTCCAGCTCTTGTTTAAGACGAAATTCCTCATGGTCCAGTATCCGGATCAGTCTTGACCGGTAGCGAATAGTCTCGCTTTCTATCTGTTCTATTATCTCAGGAGGCAGATTTACTCCGTTGATCCATATCCCACCCCTACAATATATCCTGGCTATTGTGCAGGAATTCTTTGAGCAGACAAGATTTACCTCATTGACACTCTCAATAAGCTCCTTGGCAAGCTGACAGTTATTAATTCTGAGAAACAGCACATGTCCTTTTTCAATCATTTCTTTATCCATATTTATCTGTGTTAGTTAAAAATCTCTGTTTTCTTCTTCCTGTTTGAAAAGTATTTTATTCATCCTCATTAAAGGTCTTATTCTGAACATAATCCCTGAGCTCCCTGCGATACTGCTTCTGCTCATCCCTCTCCTTCTCCATCAGTTGTTCATGCAGGTCCTCATTAAACAGATTTGCAATGGAATCCTTAACCATATCAACCAACTTCTCAGGCTTGACAGCATCAAGCTCCACCTGTCCAAGCCCACCCCAGGCAGCAGTTCTCTTGTCGGTCTGCTTGGCAGGAGCCGGAGGCAGTTTCCACCACTCAACCTGATGTTCCATGAGTGCTATCCTGATGACCTCCAGCTCAACGCCAAAGCGGTTGAAGTTCTCCTGGATGGATCTTGGTATGTCCTCTCCGGAAGGATCATAGTCCCCAAAGTACAGGATCACCACCTGCTTGCCCCTGTCAATTTGCTTTTTAAACCTCTTTGAGGCTTCATATAAGAAGGTAAGGGACGGGTATCCCTTGCATGCACCAAGGGCAACCCCGGCTCTCTCACAAGGTATCTGAAATACTCCCTGGAGGGCCTTCTTCTCAATGAATACCTCCGGATATATCGGCTGGTTCTCCCAGCGGTTCTTTGAGTAATATTTCATCCAGGCTTCAATGTTGTTCTTGCCTTTCTCAATCTCATTCTCCAGGATGGTAGGCTCAGCGTTTGTTACCCCTTCCATCGTCCGGTCAAGATCGCTGAATTGCTCAAACCTAATGATCCCAGCCCAGCGCGCATCAATCATAGCATCCACAACTCTCTTGTAGTGCTGTATGTCGTTGGTCATGCCTAATCCCACCAGCTGATAATGAAGTGATCTGAGGGTCAGCACACCTGCGGAATACCGGCTGCATATCTCAACAGCATTCTCGGTGATCCACTGCTTAGTAAATTGATCTTTTGCCATAGCTTTAGTAGTTAAATGATAGTCGTTTTGATGTCATGTGTCAAACCTTCTGAAATACTCTTGAAGTAGATACTGCGTGTGCCTCTCCACAAAGAGCATGGCATTGGTGACATACTTTACCTCATAGAAACAGTGTTTGTAGTGTTTGTTCTGCTGGAAGTAGTTCCATGAGTGTTCTACCTCATAATAGATGTTGATGGCTCTGCGGTCCTTAAATCTTGCATTAGCCCTGGTCTTGTCCTCATACCATATCCTGAACACTCCGGAAAAACCCTCAAGGATGAGGAAGAAATAAACATTTCTCCCCTCCCTGGTTACATTCCTCATATCAAAGATGTTATTAGTCATTGGTGTTTTCTCCAAATAATTCAATTGCAGAAATAGAATCAGCATCTTTGGAATCCATATACTCACCGAGATACCATTCAGCTTCCCGGTTTAATTTAATACTTCGAGATATTAATGTCAGAATATCATTATACCCATCTTCATACCCTCTCACAACTATTCTTGTGTCAGGAGATAATTCTTTTAATTGCCTGATAAGCTCAATTGCTGTCATGGTCCACTCCTTTCCTGATTCGTGTTATTTTTGCATTGTATTTTTTAATACAATAATTAAAAGTATTCCAGCTTTCGCGCGATCCATTTTTATAGAATACTGATTTGTCGGTTGTTCTAACAATTGTTTCTTTAATTGTTAATCCCAAGAGGTTTGTAAATTCAATTATGTCACCGACAATTAAACGGTTTATATTTTGTGGTTTCATGGTTTAGTGATAACATCGCCGGAATATTGCGTTGTAAACCTGCTCATAAGCCAGCTCCTTGGTCTTTGCCTGGAGGGTCATGTCAGTAAATCCCAGTTTTTCTTCAAATACCTGGTATGTCATAAAGCGGTAAAGGTTTTGTCCCTCCGGAAGGGGGGCCCCTTTCATCAGATAATCAATTTCCTGCTTGTGCCTGGTCTTGTCAAGCGCAATCAGAAAACCATATCTCCGGACGGCCTTCATCTTGGAAGCCAAGGAGATAGCGTTAAATTGCGATGTTTTATTCATCTTGTCCATTTATGTTGTATGCCCCGAAGGTCGGAAATAGTTTTGAATTGACAAGCGGTTATAGCGGATTTTTTTTATTTGACACCCTTATATAATTGATAATGAGGCGAATAATTTTTTAACTAATTCAGTTTGACACCCATTTGACACCCATTTGACACCCTCAAAAACATCAAAAACATGCGCAAACGCCCATCCATTGTGAAGGGGCGCATTTTAGCCCTATGATGACACATGATATCATACATGATATCAAAGATGTTATCATATATGATATGGAAATAAGAAATAAGAAATAAGAATAAGAAATAGTAATAAGAAATAGTAATAAGAAATAAGAAATAAGAATGTTTTGGAAAGTCTGAAAACCTTTTACTTGCCCTTGGGCTTCTTTGGAGGAGCTGGAGGAGGATAGAGCAGGGGAGCCAATGGAGGTCTCTCTTGTGGTCTTGGTTTTGGTTTCATAGGTTACTTCTTATGATGTTTGACATGATCTCCGGCGAATTCTTCCTTCTTCTTCTTCTTGCTGTGTTCCGGCAGGTGCTTGCCCTTACTGGCGCGATCCCACTCGTCCACATCCACTCCCTGCCTCTCCAGCTCTGCTCTGTGGGCATGGAAGTACTTGCGCTGTGCATCTGACTTGTATGGCATGGTTATCTGATTTTATTGGTGTATCTGTGCTCTACATCAGCAGCCAAGGCTGCAATATTGCTTGTATCCAGGACATTCCCCCCGAATATGAAGATATAAAACTTACATGAGAAGGTTGATCTGCCTATTGTCAGGCTCTCGTTTGGATTAAGGAAGGTGCTGGCTGCATGAAGGTAATATTCCTTCCCGTCATTTGAACCGAACAGATGTATCCCAAACGGGCTCTCAGGGGCATTATCTATATTGCCAAGCATCTGAATTCTCTTGAGGGCTTTTGGATTGCTCGGATTATTAAACTTGAATGGTCTTGTCTCGGCATGAATCATGATAACCTCAGAAATACTCTTGTTCTCCTGGGAGAGGTCCTCCAGATACCAGGTCACATCTTCATAAACACATCCGATCCATTTCGGATAGGAGGGGAAGAATGAATCCCACCGGTGAGTGATCTTATACCAGGACTTTGTAACAATATTGAATATCCAGCTGTGGTTTTTGCTCGGATTACAGACAATGATCTCGCTTTCCTGGTGATTGTATCCCAAGATCGCACCGGCAAGGTATGTTTTGAACTCTTCTCCGGACAAATAAGGCTTTACCTGGTAAGTATTCGGGTTGTTCACAATGTTCTCATAGGCAACAGTGTCCCACATCGGCGATCTGTATTCCCTTTCTGCCTCCTCGCTGATCTCAACAGGATTTTGTCCCGAGAGGATAACAAGACCCTCCTCAGCCACAAACGCCACTCCTCCTTCAATCATCAGAATGCTTTTCTCATTCGCCAGCACCAGCCTGGAGAGGGGAGTGATGCTGTCAATCAGCGCTTCGCCAAGCCCGATATTCATTGCCCATATTCCCTGGTCTGTGAAACAGAAGATCGGATACTGCCCGAACTGTCCCTGGGAGATGGCAGCTGCATTGGAGGCAAGTCCCTTGACGATCCCCTGGAGCCGGTAGCTGTTCATTGCCGGATATGAGAAAGGATTGCGGAGCTCTGATGCCTGCACCCTGTTCTCGTCCCAATAGGTAGTCTTGCCGGTAGGCTGGACATATATCGGGGGAGTGGCCCATACTCCCAGGTATGAGTCATTCAGAAGATCAAGGTTGGTGTGTGAGAAGTTTTGATCCTGGCAGCAGGTCATACTCCAAGTCTTGACCAGCCGGACATTAGCCGAGGGGTCTTTAAGAAGTATCCGGCAGGCGATAGCCCTGTGATCCGGATAGCCCCAATAAATCGGATATACAGAAGTAAAAGTATCGCTGCTAAGTATCCGGAAGGCATAATCATAGGTTGGATATGTGTAGTTGTATGTGACCCAGCCTGTGAATACGGTTTTTAGTCCGTCTATGGTCTGGATATCAAACTCCATTCCTACATCGTAGTTGCTTCCTGTGGTCCCTCCAGATATAGGCTTAACCATGCCGGTAGGGCTGAATCCTTTGTATAGCCGGTTCTTGATATTACCCATGAATATGCGGTCATTGTAGGTAAAGAGTATTCTCCCGTACAGGCTATGATGCGTGAATTCATCAACAGGCAGGAAGTCGCGGTACATGATATCTGTGATGGTTTTGTCATTCATTTCCTGCCATCCGGTTGCCAAATCATTGACCGGTATGGACTTGAGAAGGTAGTAGGTCTCGCTTTTGACATCCGGAGTGTAATTAACATCAACAGTTGGATTGTTGGTACGGAATACCTTTTGCTTGCCTACATGCGCATTCATATTCTTTGGCACATTAAAATAACTGCGTACCTCATACTTGGACATCTTCTCCAGTGTCCCCTCCTCAATACCAGGCTTATAGGTGCGTGTTATGTAAACATTCAGGCTCTTAACATAGTCCTTGTACTTTGTTTTCAGATCGCTGATCTCTCCGGAAGTCAGGCTGACAGCGAACTGAGGCTTCCAAAAGTCAAAATCTGTGGTCCAGTAAACCGCAAAGTAAGTGCCATTGTAATAGACCGTGCTTGATTGAAGCACTACACCGGTAAGCACATACATCGGCAGAGACGGTCTTACGATCCTGCCATCAAAGAGCTCCCAGGCAAACCGGACCAGGTAAGTACCGACAAAGACACCCTTTGAGGTCTTTTCATCCACCATCTTGCAGTATTCAGACACCTTACCGGCACTCCATGAGGCACTGTCATCAATAGGGAAATCAGCAGACCGGTTAGAGGAATCCTGTCCTGCATCCCGCACATGACGGACATCAATGAACGGCATCTCCGGAGTCAGGTCATTGTAAACCGTATAGGTATTCGTGTCATTACTGAACACCAGGACGAAGGTTGTCTCTGCCGTTATATCAGAAACAGTCAAGGTTAATCCGAGAGGACTAAACGCCAACTCTGTGCCAGATACGTTCAGGAACGTGGGGTACTCCGTCTGCATGACACCATTCAGGTAGTAGTAATATGCCAGATGGTTGCCTCCGACAGTATTAATCCCCAGCAGAACGTACTTAGCGGGGCTGATGACATGCTTAAAGAGGATTTTAACCTGGGGAGAGATGGCAGTCCGGACCTTGGAGGGAACCGGTCTGAGCACTCCATCCTTGAATCTAAGGTTGATTAGCTCCAGAAAACTGCCGTCAGGGGCGGTGATATCAGAGAGGTTTCTCGTTACCTTCCTGAGTTCTGTGATTTGTCTTGATTCCATATCCTGCCTGGATTAAACGATTATTGATGATCTGAATATAACTAACATTATTAGGCTGCTGATGAGGCGAGTCTCCTTCCCCGCTGTCTCCCTTTGTGATCTCATGCAGGGTCTTGAGGGTTTTCTGGATGTTGTCAAGGTTTGTCTCCCATTCCAGGACACTCAGACACCTCTCAATAGCAACGGATTTCGCCTTGAACAGGTTGGTCAGATAGTCCAGCCTGGCTTTGTCTGCTTCCTGCACCAAGGCAAGCTTGCTGTTTATCTGAACCGGATCAATGGTAGCATCCTTTATGACATCCGGAATGATAGGAGCCGGAGCAGGAGACTGGCTGATTTCCTTCTTCTTAAACACCGGAGCCTCGGCATTTTTGGCTCCTCCCTTGACCTGGTTAAGCACTCCCTGGTTGTTTTTGACGATCTTTTTGACGGTATTGACTGAGAGCCCCGTCTCCCTGGCGGTTGCTTTGTAGTTTTCTCCGGTCATGAAAAACACCGACATAACCTGATATACTTGGGCTTCCTTGATCTTTGATGCCATTATTTCTGAATTTTCTGATACAAAGATGCACAATCTATTGGTTTATTTCGGCTCAAAATGATTTGATTTCAAATCAAATTGAACTCTACATGACCAACTTAATTTCATAAGTTTACATCATTAAATTTACGAAGATGATAGGAACGGCCTTAGCACTCGCATCACTCGCAGCATCGGCATTCGGCTCAATGAAGTCCGCACAGGCTACGGCAAACACAAATCAACTGCTCCAAAAGCGGAGGAGCGAGCTTGATGCCTGGTATGACAGAGAGACTTACCAGGACTACTTTTCAACAGATGAAGGAGCATCCGGATATCGGGCTCTCAAGGACCAATACGCCAACGCCCTCAAGAAAACCAAAGGACAGGCAGCAGTCATGGGCGCTACGCCCGAAAGGGAGATCGCGCAGCAGGGAGAGATGCAGCAGAACTATCTCCAGGCGCTTGCGAGACTTGCCGGAGAAGGAGGAGCTGCAAGGAAAGCAAACACAGAAAGGCTTTATGCCTATAAGGACACCGATCTCTTTAATCAGATAATGGCGAACCAGGAACAGAAAACCCAGCAATGGGGCAACTTCATGGGCAATGCCCTCAATGCCGGTATAGGATTCGCAGAACTGGAAGGAGCCGGAGCTTTCAAACCCTGGGAGGAAGGTATAAAAGGCGCATGGCAGAAATTTCAGCACAGGGGAGCACCCACAAAGACCATCTATCCGTACAAGTAAAATATCAATGATATGTCTCAGAATGAATCAGTTATCAGCGATGACTATAAGGAATTGCTGAATGAAAGATTTAACAGGCTGAATGAGAAGATTGATGAGCTCAAGGAGATCACCGAGACCAAGGCATCCTCTACATTCGTGGAGGGACTTGATAAAAGGCTAAGGACTGTGGAAGAATCACATACTCCCTATGCTACGGTTCAGCAGATTACCAAGGACTTCAATAAATTCAAGGAGGAGGAATTCAAGCCGGTCAAAGAGGCAACAGAGCCAGCCGTATTCTATCACAAATATCCCAAACAGCTCAAGATGATGCTTATTGGAGCAGCTGTCCTGGTACTTATAGGACTTTTGAGCATGGGAACATCCGTGCTTGTAATCCGGAGGGCGGCCAAGGAGATTGCCAAGCCAAACCCATTAACAGAGCAAACTAAAATTCCATGATATGTTCCGACTTGATTTACAAGACGATGTTGAGGATAAAAAAGAGGTAAAAACGCCAAATGCCACACCAGTACCGGAGGGATTCAGTTACGACCCGAACACTCCCTGGTCCTCTCTCATTAATTGGGATGAAGAAGAAAAGAAGCTCGCCCAGGAGAAAGAGAAAAAGCAGTCCGCAAACCAGCGGATCATGCGCACAAATGCTATCGGAGATGCTTTCCGGCTGCTTATTGATGCAGTTGGAGGCGCAAAAGGAGCCAGGATTGTACCAAGACCCACAAATCCAGGGATCGTAAAGGCAGTTGAAACCTATTGGGGTGCTGATGAAGAGTATCGGAAGCAGATTCAGGACCTTTCTACCAGGAAGCTGGCTGCAAGATCAGCCGACCTTCAATACAAGCTCGGACTTGAACAAACCAATGCAGCGCAGAAATTTCAGGCAGATGAAAGTAAGAAGGAAAGAACCGCGAGGAAAGAACTGGTAGGCGACCAGAAGATAGCCGAGCTGGAGGTCCTGAAAGCAAGAGGAGAGCAAGAGGCAACGATCATGAGGATTCAGGCAGAGCTTACCGGTAATCTTGAGAAGATAAAGGCAGCAGAGAGCATTGAGGAACAGAACAATGAACTGGAAAACCAGCTGGTACTTGAAAAAGCCAAGGCTTACAACCAGCGAGGAATGTTCGGGGATGCTCAGAAGATGCACCCGATATTCATACCTCCAAAGAGTGAGACACTACGCAAGGAACAGGAATTTATCGTGGACGACCTTCCTGAAAAGCCCACCATATACCTCTCCCAGGGGTTGATGGACGATTTGAGATCAGAACTTCAATCAGGCAAATCAGCTTATGACGATATCCCATCGGTGCTCAAGGATGCTATCAGGAACGAGAGGATTGAATATTCGTCCCTGAAAACAGTATTCAAGGAGAACTGGCAGTATCTTAAAAAACTCTTGCCTCCGAAAACATACGAGGCAATCTATGGAAACCCTCAGACACAACAGGCAGCTCAGACAAGCCAGGGAACGGCAGCAGCAGCAGATATTCTTGGGTCTGTGGCTGAATATATCCTCTCCACAGATGACAAGGCCAAGGTTAAGAGACAGAAGATAATTGACCAGGCACGGAAGTATATGCCAGGATACACACAGGCAGAATACGAACAATATGCGGACGGCTTATTGAAGTAAACTCAAACGATCTTGAAATGGCAGTATTGGTAGATGATCCGGCAAAAAAGGACGTAAAGAAGCTCACTAAGGATTTTTGGTCAGCCAGAAAACCGACCCTCTCAGGTGCTCCGGATACCCTTACGACACTTAACGAAGTACCTGAAACAGGTGTGCTTGGCAAGTCTTATTCTCCGGACCTTGACAAAGAGCCTACGGAATTTGAAACCCGTAACATCTGGAACCTCCGTAACCTGGGGAAAGGTCTGAAACAGGGAGGGCTTTTGTCCAAGTCCGGAATCTTCAATACATTCGCCGATGCACTTACTACCGCACTTACCATCGGAGAACAATACCAGCAAGGAGAACAGCTGTCAGCAATGACAATGATGCCCAAAAAGATGAGGGAACGCTATGAGAAAGAGAATTTCTCGCAGGGATTAACCAGTTACGAGGAGGCTTACGACAGAGCCCTGAATACCGAGATCGTTGAGAAAGCCAAGGCAAAAGCAATAGAGGCAAGAGGGAAAGCCGAGGAAGTTGGGGCAGAGGGTCCCTGGGGATTTCTCGGCAGGATGCTCCCGCTTGTCGGAAGCTCCCTGGCAGCAATCGCAGTTGCACCTCTGACAAAAGGAACAAGTCTCTCATTCCTTCCGGCAGCCATCTCCTCGGCAGGCATGGGATATGTCACCCTGGATATGGCTGGGAACGCAATGTATGACCATGAACAATACTGCAAGGCACAGGATTCATACTACAAGCAGCATCCGGAGGAGGATGACAGATCAGATTTGATGCGCATGCTGCAGGACCCGAAGAATGATGCTGCCAAATGGGGAATATTCTTCCTTGACGCTGCCATCATGAAGTATTCGGGAGATATCCTGGGGACCTCAACCAAGGGGATCGGCAAGCTTGCCATCATGACAGGAGCCCCAAAGGTGCTCGGAGAGGCAGCTGCAAACATATTGAAGGATAACCCTCAACTGGCAAGCAATCTCTTTACCAAATGGGCGCAACAGTCCCCCGTTGGGAAGAAATTCCTCATCCAGGTAGCATGGAGGCAAACAAAAGATATTCTGAAATCAGGAGGGACCTTTTCAACCATGACCGCCTTGCAGGATTTCATGGAGAATATGTATAAAGACCCCGAAGATCGCCTGAAATTCCAGACCATTGTAACCAATGCTCTCCAGCAATATGTAGGAGGCGCTGCATTCGGTCTGATGATGTCTCCGGCAAGGCTTATGGGCAATGAGATGTATCACAGGCAGAGGCGCAAGGAATCAGGCATCAACCTGGTTATGACCAAGGATGGAGTCTATGAACGGCTCGGCAGGGATGAGAAAGACCCGAATCTTATTCATGTGCTGGATGCTGATATGAAGCGCAAGACCATTAAGGCTGATGAGATTGAGGACATGATCTCCATGACAAAAGAGGAGTCAGATGCCTACCTTGATGCTTATGCTCGCGGAGCAGAGACACTTCCGGAGATAGAGAAGGCTATCCGCACCAATGCAGCCAAGCGGACGATCATAGAGCTGACCAAGAAGATCGCATCAGTCCGGAAGAAGAAAGGGGAGGAGGTTGAACTGAATGAGGTCCAGTCGGAGAATAAGCTTGAGGCTTATGAACCGGTAGCAGTGACCCTGCTCCAGGATAAGGATGACAATATATTCTTTGAGAGAGCCACCAAGCAGATGCAGAACGGGAACTACTATTCTGTCCTTGCAAGCGTGGAATTCAATCCGGACGGCACATTCGGAGTAAGGTACTCACCCGGAAAAGTCTTTAATGAAGGGCTTAAACCGACAGGAGGATGGCAGGTCCTTGACCAGATGACAGCTGATGAGTTTGTCAATATGCAGGTAGGTAACTACGAGAGACTGAAAGGCTGGATGCAGGGAAAGGAAGCACCAGGAACTCTAAAAGCACCGATCCAGGCAGTAGATGCAGAAGGTAAGCCTGTAAAATACCCTCCGGAAGTCAATCCAGGCAATGAGATTGAGTACAAAGGGCGCAAATTCATTGTTTCCGACATTGATCCGAACACCGGAGAGGTGATAGTTGAGCCCAAGTTGCCGGACGGACAGCTCGGAGCAACAGAGAGAATACCGGTTGAGGAGATACAGAATATCGGGAAGAAACCCGAAGAACCTACCCTGGAGACAGTAACCAAGGAAATCAAGAAGGAGCAGGGGCCTCTTTACTCCAAGGACGGATCAGAAGTGTCTAAGGCTTATGTGAAAAGAGCCATCCTGACAGCTACCGATCCGACACAGCTGGCAACTCTTAAATGGAGAGACGAGGAACTGGATAAGATATTCGCGAAACAATTCCCGCAGACCGTAACATCGTACAAGATCGGCAAGGAGACGGTTGAAAGGGACGAAATAGAGGCTGCAATAGACTTCGCAACGAAGCCGGAACAGCTTAAAGACATTAAAATAACCAAGGATGCCGAGCTGGAGATCAAGCTCGCAGGTAAGCTTGCACAGTTATCAGGAAAACCGTTACTCACGCCTGAATCCAAACAGGCTACGGAAACAAAACCTCCAGCTCAGGTCCCTGGTGAACTTACGCCCGATCAGGCGAAAAGAATACAAGAATACGAAGGGGAACCGCCGGCAGAGACAGACCTGATGCAAAGAGCCGAAGGACCGCCGGAGATCAAGGAAAGGCAATTCCCTCATTTTGCCGAAGGAACCAGGCTGACTGGTCCGGATCAGCCGGAAGGCAGGAGACTGTGGTACGGAGGTCTTACAGAGGAAGGCAAGAAAGTTATGGTTATGTACTCCGACAGCCCAGGATCAAGCTATGAAGGGGCAAACAGCATCCTGTACTTTGACCCGCAGGACTTTGAAGGTAAATTCACTCCACATGAGAAACAGAGTAAGCAATGGAAGGAAGCACAGGCGCAAGCTGGCAATCTGCCGGTTGAGGGTGGAAAGAAAACTGAGGAGGAGATCAAACTTGAGATCAAAGCGGAATCGGACAAGGTAGAACCAAGACCAACAGACGGGCAGAAAGAGGCAGGGAACTACCCGAAAGGGCATGTATCAACACTTGGCATGGAGATCAGCATTGAGACAGCCAGGGACGGGATAAGAAGCGGGACTGACCGCAATGGCAAAGAGTGGATTATCCGGATGAATAACAACTACGGAGAGATACTCGGGACCGAAGGAGCAGACGGAGACCGGCTTGATATATTCCTGGGAGAGGACTTCAAGGATGGGATGCCTGTGTTTATCATTGACCAGGTTGATCCTGAGACCGGCAAGTTTGACGAACATAAGGTCATGCTGGGATTCAACACCCAGGATGAAGCCATCGCTGCCTATCGGAGCAACTACGAGCCTCACTGGAGGGGCATGGGAGGCATAACAGAGATGACTCTGGACAAATTCAAGGAATGGGCATACAATAAGCCCAGGACAAAAGAACCTATCAATCCTGATGTACTTGAATATCAGCAGGTAGTCAAGGCAAGAGAGAAGGAGAAACCACCAGTAGAAAAACCGACTGTTGCTGAAAAGAAACAGGAGATTCTTGATAATGCTGAAAAGAATAAGGATTATGAGATATTGGCATTACAGAAAGACAACTCTGCACTTGGGAAAGAGAGACTTGGAGCTGTATTGAAAAAAAGAGCAGGAGAGAAACTGACCATAAGACAGGCAATATTAGCTGAAAGACCGGGCATGACGAAAGAAGAAGTAATTAAAGCGGAAAGTCTCTTAATGGCAGATATTGTAAAAAAAATTGAAGTATATAAAGATAATCCCGGAGTCCCCCTTGCTAAACTGCCTTCAACTTATGCAGCAAGAATAATCTCAGAACTTGACAGTAGAGGGATTGAACATCAAGGGGAGAAAACAAAATTAACTGATGTACTTGAAAAACTGAAACCTGCCAAACCAGTAACTCCAGTAGTTGAAGAAAAACCGGAAGCGAAATCCAAGAAGAAGAAAGAGGTCACAATCACTCTCAAGCCCCGCAAAAAGGGATTAAGCTTCAAGCCAGATAGCCGTACCGGGAAGGCAGCAAATCATGTACCCCAGGACTTCACCGAGGCGGTACTCCAATATTTCGCAACCGGAGGCAGGGCATGGGCGGTTGATTTTGCCAGGAACACCGGATTTGCCAAGGTTATCAAGGAGAATGGAGTGGAGAAGATTCAATATCCTGTCGGAACCGAGTTTAAGAAGTATTTTTCATTGCTCTCTAACACCGGAGCCAGGCTCGCTGACTTTCATGAGAAGATTGCAAACAGCTTCGGAATGGAGGAGAAAGGGGCAATGGACATGACAAACGAGATCATTGATCTCATGAAGACCTTCAACTCCAGGGGGAAGATGCTGACAGAGCTGGAGCGCAGGATGAACGCACCTAATCAGCAGGAACAAGCGCCGGAAGAATTTATAGACGACATAGATCGGGATATTAATCCAGGAGATATAGACCGGCTGGCTCCTGAGATTATGAATGAAAACTACCGTATTTTCCTTGCAGATGAGGAAATAATGTCTATTTTTACAATGGGAGAATTTACTGATGACAGGGGCATAATTGATTGGGATGCTCTTAGAGTCAAGGTAAATTTAGACCCAGGGTATTTCACACAGTATCCTTTTGGACTAACAAAGGAATCATTTGAACTCTTTAAATCATCAATCAATGACAAGGGACTCCAAAGAATCGTTCAAGAACAAATTCAACCAGATCGCCCTGATGAGGGCGAAAGTAAAGGGGACCTCATACAAGGAGGAATACCTGGCTATGACCAAGGAATTGAGGGAGAGGGCGAAAAAGAACCTCAGCCAGCCGGAGAGCAGCAAGTCTTAAATGATTTCAGGGAGAAGATCGGGATAGACGATTATTCTGATCTTATTCGGAACTATACTCCAGGGGAAGGAGAGGAACCGGTAGTATCACCGACAGAATTCTTTTCATGGCTTACAAGCTCCGATCCCCTGGACCCGAATAAATTCGTTCAGGATAAGAGATGGACTGACCTTGTGACAAAAGCCAGGAAAATCCTTGATCCTAACTATGCCCCGCCTGTACCACAAGCAGAGATGGACAAATACCAGGGCAAATCATTTGAGCTTGAGGGTGAATTCCTTGGCTGGGCTGACATAACAAGGATTGGTGGAGTCAATGCAGTCAGCTTTAAGGATCGCAACGGAGATGTTGTGGGAACAATAACCTGGGATGGATTTCTCAGGGACATAGCTGACGGAAAGATCAAGGTTATGGAGGGACCCGTAATCTCCAAGGAGATCACCGATAGGTATTATGAGATCAAAAAGAAACACCCCGATTCGGTATTGCTCCTTCGTAATGGAGACAACTATCTTATCCTTGACACTGACGACATACAGGCTGTCAGTAATATCCTGAGCATCCCTGGCGAGCCGGTTTTGTCTATTCCGGCCAATTTCCTTGATACAGCCCTTCCTATGCTTACCAAGGCAGGATTGAAGGTTGCAGTTGCAGAAGAACTCAAGGCTCCCCCGGAGAAGATGCCGGCAAAACCACAAGTGCAATGGAAGCCCTGGTATCCGACCATCAAAGAGATGCCGGAGGAGCTTATGAACAATGTGGCCCTGAACCAGATCATCCAGACTCTTAAAGAGAATATTGAGGCTGCCAGGAAGAAACAGGCACTATTCAAGGAATTCGGAGGAGACTTATTTGGAGGCGAAACAAGGAAATACGAGGAGGAAATCAACATAGAGCTTGATCCGGCAGGTGAAAGCAGGTTGGACGATGCCATGAGAGCCATCCTGGTCAAGGACATGGAGGGGAAGAACCCAGGAGAGGTCCAGATCATGCAGCGGTATTCCCTGAAAACAAAGGGCAAAGGGAAGAAAAAGACCGTCATCAAGGCTCTAACACCGACAAAAAAGACCATTTTCAGGGTAGGAAACCCTGACCACTATATCTCAAGGGAGAAGGAAATAACAGAAACAGCCAAGGATGTTATTTACGCCAATATGCTCCGTGATAGCATCCAAAAGGTTGGAATAGAGGAAATTGACCAGCTTATAGCAGAGAAACTGATGCCAAGGGTAGAAAAAGGCGACCAGGAAGCTGTTAAGATGCTGGAAATTATTAACTTTGTGAAGGCTGAATACCTAAATTTACCACAGGAGGATAAAAATGAAAGAGACCAGCAAGCAGGTCCTTACGACCAAGGATTACGAAATAGACCCGAACAAGGACTTGGACCAGCAAATCGGGGAGATTCTGGAGGGCGAAATGCGCGACCAGGGCTTGTCTATGCAACCAGAGAAAATATTCCCGCCCACAAGGAGTACATCACTCCCGAAAGGTACGACATAGACGAGGACCAGTTATTCGCAGTCAATCACATCCTGGATGCTTTCTTTGAGAAGGACAAGAAGGCTTTCCTGCTCGCAGACGGCACAGGTGTAGGCAAGACCAGGCAGATACTTGCAGTCGCCAATGAATATCTCAAGAGGACAAATAAGCCAGTCCTTATCATTACAGAGAACAAACAGATCATAGAGAACAACTTTGCCGAGGATGCCAGGGCTCTTGGCATTGATACGGACAAGTTTGAACTTGCCACATACAGCGCACTCCGGACGGGGAACGCTGGCAAGAGTGGTCCCTATGGACTTGTCATATTTGACGAGGCTCATAACCTGAAAAACCAGGAAAGCGCCCAAACATTAGCAGCTCAGGCTCTCCAGGCAGATCACCGGATGTATTCAACTGCTACTCCTATGGATACGCCGGTAGGATCGGTTTACTTCATATCCCAGGTGACTAACCTGCCTGTGGAACGGGTATATTCAATGCTCGGATTCACAGTTAAAAAGCAGAAGATCATCGTCAATGGTCAGGAGATAGTGGAAAAACTTGTCATAATGATCGCCAAGGGCAATGAGCCTCGCATGATAAAGGCAAATATCATCAGGATCAGGGACGAGATGATCGCCGGAGGGACCATGCTCCGCAGGGAGTATCCTTTCTTTGGATCAATCAAAGAGGCAGACATCCAGCTTACTCCAGAACAACAGGCTGACGGAAATGCGATTCAGGACTATTGGGATGAGCAGGAAGAACAGGCAATGAACGACAATGGAGTTGTGCCTCCAAAGCTGCTTATGTCCCTGAGAGGTCAGAGAAGTGGTGAATTATCGCGATGGAACGAGGCTAATAAGATTGAGGTTGCCTTTAATAAAGCCATAGAACAGCTCCAGAACGGCAAGAAAGTCATCATAATTGCGGAGGGGATAAAGCCAACATTCATCAAAGGGCTTAACAGGGAGGTCCCTGGTACACTGGAGAGCCTTGAAAAGCTATTTGCAGACCAGGGCATCAGGATAGCCAGGATATACGGGGATAACGACAAGGCTCTTGCAAACAGGGAATTCCAGGATGGCGATGCGGATGTCATTATCGGTACTCCGAAGTCGGCAGCTGCAGGCATAAACCTTGATAACTCCAAAGGAGACAAAGATCGCTTCCTGATCTCAATGACTCCGAACTATTCAGGCAATGTATTTGACCAGCTGCTTGGCAGGGTATCAAGGAGAAACACCCTTACTCCATCCATAGTAGAACTGCTATTCAATAACAGCGCCAGTGATGTGCGCCGGAGAGAGATCGTCAAGCATAAGCTCGGAACCCTTAAAGCAATTACAGAGGGCAGGATCATTGATGATATTGACCTTGAAGGCATTGAATATGAAGCCGGACAGCCAGGAGTACTAAAACCGGGTCCGCAGGTTGAAATGAAGGGATACAAACCTGGAGACAAGATATATTATGTCCGGATCACAGATAAGGCATTTGTAGTTAAGGGAGACACGCATCCGATCAAAGAATTCATCAAGAGCTTGGGAGGGAAATGGAATAAGAAATACGGAGGCTGGATATTCCCGCTGAGATATCTTGATGAGATCAAGAAATCCATCAATGAACATCTGAACCCTCCGGCAGAACAGGCTCCTCCTCCGGAGCCGGAACCGCCAAAACCACCGGAACCGGAAGTGCCTGTAAGGGTAGAGACCGAGGAAACGGTAAGTAATGACGAGGACACCATAAAGAACGAGCAGGCAGAACTTGACCTGAAAGACGAGGAGACTCCGCAGACCAAAGAGGAACTTGAACAGGAGAAGATTGAATTTACAGAGGCAGAGGAAAGGGCAAGAAAGGTCAGTGGCATCACTGATTTCGGGGAGAAGATCGGGGGAGCCAGGAAAGACCTTGCAGACAAATTTATCCGTAATGGGCAGATCAAAAAGGAAAATGTTCCCGCATGGCTCAAAGGATGGCATCTTGGACAGGAAAAGGACGGCAAGTTTTATCCCTTCCTGGCAAAAGGGAGTTTTATCACATATCGTTCCAAGCAGGGGTTTGACTCTGAGGAGCAAGCCCTGATGTTTATTCAGTATGTCTGGCTTAATGCCAGGTATAAGATTAGTCCATATACCGAAGGTCCAATGGGGCAGAGGATACAGAAGTGGATGGTTTACCGGAAACTCTCTGACCGCAAAAGAGTGAAACTCCAGGACGGACTTGAAAGCGAACAGCATGCCCATCTCTGGATGATGAACAATAAAGAAATGCTATTCAATTACAAACCGTCATTCCCTGTCAGACCTCACCTGGAAGTCGTTAAAAGAAGCGGATCGCCATACCGGACCAGCAACGTAACACCAGAACAATTCCGGGATGCCTTCGGATTCATGGGAGGGGAGTTTGGTAATTGGGTCCCGCAGGACGAAAGACAGAGAATCCTCAATATGGCTTATGATGGGCTGATGGATATGGCTAAGGTCCTTGGGATACCTCCAAAAGCCTTGTCTCTCGGAGGGCAGTTGTCTATTGCCTTCGGAGCCAGGGGGCATGGACTCAAGGGAGCTGCAGCTCATTATGAGACAGCCAGGGGAGTCTTTAACCTTACCAGGATCAATGGAGCCGGATCGGTTGCCCATGAATGGCTCCATGCACTTGACCATTATCTTGGCAGGGTATCACAGGGCATGTTCGTCTCAGACAGGAAAGCAGGAGAGAAATATGAGAATGTAGGCGATATGCTGTCCGCTATTGAAAAATACAGGCAGAAAACACTCAGACCGGAGGTTAAGGATGCCTTTGACCAGCTATTAACATCATTATTCAAGCTCCCGAAGATTGTTGAAGTATCTGTGGAACGCTATGAAAAGATGGTTGAGAAAGGGAAAGAGTCTATTGCCTATGAACTCCAGGAGATGAGGAACTGGATGGCAAGGGGAAGGAGCTGGGGAAGGAAAAAACTGCCGGCAACACCTGAACAACTCAATAAGTTTGATGTCCTGATGCTCAAGGTGCTCGGAGGGCAGTACGGGAAGGAGATATATGTTGATACCAAGCAGAAAGCCTGGAGGAGCAATGAATTCCTCAAGAAACAGAGCTATGAAATACTTGTTGAGCTTGACAAGGCTTATAAGGATGTTATGGGAATAAGTGCCATGACTAAAGGAGGGAGGCTTGAAAGTCTATATCATCAGATCGGCAGACTGGAAGCATCAAAGAAACAGCTGGAGAAATACAGGATTGAGAACAAGGAGGAGCAACTTACGCCTACTCAATACTACTATAATGCCAGGGACATTGACGGGCGCAGGGTATCTTCATACTGGGCCACAGAAGCAGAGATGCTTGCCAGGGCTTATGAGGCATTCATTGAGGACGAGATAGCCTCCAAGGGCAATCTCAGCCAGTATCTTGTTCATGGTACAGACAATAAATGGTATCTGCCGGATAAACCTTACCCGGAAGGAGATGAGAGACAGATATTCTCTAATGCTTTCAGGCAATTCTTCAAGACGATTCTGGCTGTAGAACAGGAGGACGGAAATATTGATCTGAGAGAGCCAAGAGTATCCTATGAGAGCCTGGACGGAGATGTTGTCGGGATAAGTTCACTCCTTGGAGAACCAGGTCCGGGCCAACTTGATCTTTTTGCAGATTCAGAGAAGCAGGATTCGGATGATGGAGATGTAGTGACCAAGGCAAAACAAGGCGAAAGACTCATTCAGAGGGCTCTAAAACCAGGGGAGATGTCTGTACTGGAGCTCAGGTATAGCATAAACAAAGGGATGACATTCAATGGAGCCGAGAAGATAAGGGATGCCGGAGATGTTGCTTTTCTTTTCAAGGCCCTGGAAACAGCATCCATTGAACACGCTTTTGTAGTGGGCATAGTTAAAGGAAAGCCGGTTGTTCTTCATCTAAGCATGGGAGGATATGCCGGAACCATCATAAATGTTCCAACAATAGTTGATTTTGTGAACCGGTTTAATCCGACTGAGCTTTACTTCCTGCATAACCATCCGTCAGGCAATATGAATCCTTCCGAGGGAGATACGAAGATCGCCAGGAAAGTCAATGATGCTCTCAGGGACAGGATAAAGATGATCTGCATGATTATTGACATTATAAAAGGGCAGTATTGCATCTTTACTCCAAAGGTGGCTCTTACAGATGCTATATATCCGGAAGGAGGAATAGATGTGAGGTATAGACCAGAGACAGGTCCTCCAGACATGGTATCCCATAAGGTTTACCAGTTTGACCGGAGAGTATTCAGCAAGGATATAAATATTGATGAATATTATAAAAGCCAGATCTTGAACTCTGCCGGTGTGGCAAAACTTATATCTGCTCAGAAATTTACCCAGGGCAAGAAGCTTGCAGCTCTTTTCCTTGATCGCGCAAACCATGTTGTCGCGAACATTCATCTTCCGTATTCGGATATGAATAAGGATGCTGAGAAGATCGCTGATTACCTTGAGCAACACGCTACAAGATTTGGAGCAATGGGGACTATTATCTATGGGAATATCTATGGGAATATGGCAGCAAAGTCATTACAGAATTTCAATTCCGTTAATGAAGGAGTGGCATACATAAAAAACAGGATAATGAACATGGAACTGAACTTGATGGATGTTCTACACATGGATCATATTCCGAACATTACCCCAGGAGTTGATACCGGAAATGAGTATCAGTCTATGGCAGAAAATGGTATGCTGGAGCCTCCGTCTCCGTCATATTACGGCATATCAAAGGTTGAGGATTCAGGAAGCCCTCTCACTCCCCAGCAAAGAGACATGGCTGAAAGAATTGAAGTACTAAAGACAAAACTTGCCAAGGTGCTGCATGACAAGGAGCTGAAAAGGAGAGAGCTCTACAACAGGATCAACTTATTTACCTCCCAGGGAGAGGAGATTCAGACCAAGCAGGAAGTCTTTGCCGGACAGTCACTTTTCAGTGGGGAGGAAGAAAAGAAAGCCAAGGGGCTTGATACCAGCCAGGAGAAGATCAATGAGATACTTGGAGCATTTGACAACGAAGCTGCAAGGTACAAGGACGAGCTTGGTAAACTGACTAAGGCGCTTGACCGGAGTTTCAAAGAAGGAGGCCAAGGCAAGTTATTTGAGGCTCCTGTGGGCTATGATCTCATGGAGGATAACAAAGGCAACTATATTGCAGTTAAGCCCCTGCCGGTAGGCATGGAGGTTGTGGATGGATTCTATTCAAATCTGGAAAAGACGATTCGGGAGCATGGCAAAGAGTCCATGAGACCTAAAGATTGGCTCAATGTAATAGGAAAGAAAGAAGAGGCAGAACTTACCGGATTGCGCAAAACACTTGAACAGCTTGACAGGGATGATCCCAAAGCTATGATAAGCAAATACGGGCTGGCTGAATTAGTTGCCCGAAACAGAATAAAAGTCGTTGAGAACTATCTGGGAGTTGATGATCCTCGGATCATTAAACTGATACGGGAAAAGGCTGCGATAGCAACGAAGATAGGAAGTGCTACCCTTACTAAAGAAGGCGAGACTGCGAGGGAGGCTTTCAGGAAGGCATCAGATGAGTTTGAGAAGAATTTCTCATCTGTCTCAGAAAAGGAGCAGGATCGTCTCAGGGATAATATGAATGAGACTGAAAGGGTGATGTTGAGGGCTTACTCTGCTCAATTCCAGGAGGAATACAGGCAGATGATGGATATACAGGCAGAAATAGATATGAGAAACCAAAATAAACTGGAGACCAAATATGAGAAATCCACCCTGCCTGGACCTAAGAAGCGTTACAGGGAGATATTGCTCACATCCGAGACCCCAAAAGAAAGACCGTATATTAGTCCGCACTTTGATCTGCCGAATATAGTGGCTCATCTCAGGGCTGATGTAAGGAGCATGAGGCTGCCGGTTGAAGGCTTCGCCAGTGAACTTGAGATAGTACGCAAGAAAAACAGGGAGGGCGAAGAAATATGGGCTGTCCGCTATAAAGGAGAGGAGGGAAATACCATATATATGACACCTGATTTTGATGAAGCAGTAAAATACAGGGACGAAATACGTAGAATGGCTGATAAACGGATATATTTCATTGAGGAGATACAGAGTGATTGGGCTGAGAAGGGCAGGAAAGAAGGATTCAGATTAAGCGGGATATCAGCTGAATTGACGGCGATGGATGCCAAGATCAATGAGGTAAGAGCCGGAAAAGAGTTTGTTGAGGCTGATCTGAGAGTTACTATCGGCAGGATGCAGGAACTTGGACTTCCTCCAGGAGCCTCATCAGGTGAGGTAGAGAACTTTGAATACGGTTATCGCACCAATCCTGAATATGTCCGTCTTGAAAAGGAACAGAAAGAAGTCAGAAATAACAGGGATTGGGATGCTATTGTTAAGCGGATGAATGAGATTGAGGAGGAATATAGGTTCCTTGGCTATAATAGAAAAGAGTTGATCCGGAAACGTGGAGCACATGAGATTCTTATAAATGATCTCGTTGAGAGGAGGAGAAATATAGCTAATGAAGGCGTTCCTATTGGTCCCTATATTCGGGATACTAATGCCTGGACAAAACTTGCCTTAAAGGTGGCTCTTAAAGATGCTATCAGGGAAGGGGCAGATTATATAGCCTGGACATCAGGAGAGATGCAAAATGCACGATATGACCTCCGCAAGCATATTCAGAGGCTTGTTATATCAAAACAAACTGACGATGCCGGAGCTACCTGGTATGTAGTTGATGGGCTAAACGGAGCCAATGAAACAATTATCACCAAGGATGGAATAAACAACGAGAAAGAGCTTGAGCAGGTCATAGGATACGAGATGACTCAGAAGGCTATGGAGAAATTTAAGGCAATAATTCCAACTTCGTATGATGATAAGGCAAGGGATAGATTTCTTGATTTCAAAGACAGGATGCTTGAGAAATACAAGAAAGAACTGCCTCCGATAGAGACAGAGGGCTGGGAAAGGACAAGAGTGCTTAACTTATTTATTGAGAGATTCCTGATAACTAATTCAAAAGCATCGCTTGATGAAGCCAGGGAATATCAGAGACTTCAATCTGAAGCTATTATTGCTTCTATGCACGAATGGCCTCGGATTGAATTTCAGGGAGACGATCTCAAGCTTGGAGGAGAAGGGATGCTGGCATATTACGGATCAACAGAAACAGGTAAGCTTGGGATAGTCGGCAATCTCGCCAAGGCAGCACTTGGACAGACACCTTCAACTATAAGGATTGATGCCAGCGAGGGGAAATATGTAAATCCGGAAGATATTGAGGAGGATATGTTCGGCAATGCTTTGCCCCCTGCCGAGGGAACAGGAAAATTTGAGATATCAAACGAGGAGACATTTGCTATTGAGATCACACCGGAGATGAGGGAAATGGCTGAAAGAGGGATGCCTCAGTATGATCTTGCCGAGGAAGTAAGGCGGAGAGATATGTTTGCAGGAGAATTTTTCAAGCAGGACGTTTATAGTGAGATCAAAAGACTTGCCGATAGATTCTCCAAGGAGCTTGGAGTACCCATAACTGTCGTAGAAAAAGTAGAGAATCTGCCAAAAGAATTGAAGGACGATATGAAGGAAGATGCAATTCTTCTTGGTAAGAAATTCACTCCAAAGGCAGTTCTCCTTTCAAATCCCGATAAAGGAGAGTCTCAAGTCTATATCGTTTCAAGTACATTCAATGATCCGAACAAGGCAATAAACAGCATCTTTCATGAAATTGTTTCCCATTATGGTCTGCCGAAGATGCTTGGATGGGATCGCTATATAGTTATCCTGGAGAAGGTGTATGAAGGGATGTCGGAAGTGGACAGAGAAAATATCCGCAGTCTTTATGGCTCAGATAAGCGCAAGATAGCCCATGAATATTTTGGCAGAATGGCTAAAAATGAGAATCTGCATCCAAGTCTATGGCAGCGGATAGTGGAATTTGTCAAGAGGCTTATCAACAGGGTTTTCAACAGGGGATTAACCGATCTTGAGGTCAAAAAACTGCTTAGAGATTCCTTCAAGTGGGTTAAGAGGCAGGCAAAAGAGAAACCTGATTTCGCCGGCGATATGGTTGCATGGCATGGATCAAAGACTCAGGATATCGTAAGATTTGACCTGAAACGGAATATCAAGACCGGAGTTGGCGAGAACTATCGTGGCTACGGGCTTTACCAGACAAAAAGCGAAGGGCTCGCAAAGTATCTTGCCATACAGAGCAAGAATATCTCAGATTACCTTGAGAATGCCCACAGGACACTTGGAGAGAAAGGGAAAAGGGTGCTGGAGAAAGCCATGTTCCGCAATAAGCATGACTACGAAAGAAGCATACGGGACCTTGAAGGCAAGGCAAACAAATATGCCCAGGACCCTGTTATAAAGAACCGATTCATAAGGGCAGCCGAATTCCTGTATAATAACCCCATACCAGTAACATCAGCCCTGTATAAAACAATAATGGGCAGAGGGAAGGAACTTGAGCAGCTTAACCTGATGGATTGGGATAAGCCTGTTAGTGCCGAGAATATGGACCTTGTGCTTTCCCAGCTTGCAAGAGAGGCTGACAATCCGAATCAGAGAGACCTGTATAACTACCTGTCCATGCTTTCAGATATCGGGCTTATAGAGCCGTCAGAGATGACCGGAGGCGATCTGTATAAGAAGGTTGCAGAGGGACTTGAATCTGACAGGCAGGCATCATTATTCTTCTCCAGGGCTGGCATAGATGGCAATACATATAAGGAGCCTTTCAGCGAAAGATATAAGGGAGCCGAGAACTTTGTGATATTTGATGACTCTAATGTCAAAATAATCGGGGAGATAAGCTATGAAGTTGCAGAGGAGGAACCCAAATATATTGGACCTCCGGCAAACATTCTTCAAACAAAAAGAGAGAAATCCGTAGAGTTGTGGCAGAACAGGATGCTGTCTGTGAGAGAATGGCAGAATAAGATCACAGGAAGGGGAGGCAAGCTTGATGAGATGTCAAATCCCTACCGCCAGGAGAATCTTTCACATGGAGCCGTCAAGGCACAGACAGAGATTTATGACAAGGAATATGTTGTACCCCTGATTGAGAAAGTTGCTGAGATCATAAAAGGCTCAGGGCTGACATATAGCGAGTTTAATGACTATCTTAAAGCAAAACATATCCCTGAACGCAATGAGTGGTTTATTGCGATGCACCCGAAAGCATCAGGTAAGGTTTACGGAGGGCTGACTACTGAGGAGGCAATGAATAAGGTGATCCGTTATGAGAGCCGGATGGACCCGAATTCCATTAATGAGCTGTGGCAGCTGATAAATAAAGCTACCGAAGCAAACCTGACCAGGGACTTTAATAACGGATTCATCAGTGAGGAAATATATAATGAAGTAAAGGGCAGGTGGAGGTACTATGTTCCGCTAAGAGGCTTCAAACCACTTCCGCAGGATGCAATGTATGAATACCAGAGGGAGGATATCGGTAAGGAGTTTAATCCATTCAGGAAAGCTTTCGGGAGGACCTCTGAGGCTGATGATCCACTGCAGTACATAGTAAATATGGGGCATACATCCATAATGTACGGAGAGAAAAACAGGATCAAGCAACATGCCTCAAGGCTTATTCGCAACAATCCTGAGATGGACGACTTGCACCGGTTTAAGAAAGTATGGTTTGTATGGGATGGGACTACTGATCCGGAGACCGGAGAGAAAAACTATGTTGAAATAACCGAAAAACCGGACAAAGCCCTGTTTGACGAGGGGTTTGTCAGGCAGAAGTCTGATACCAGACACTTCGCCAGGAGACCTTCATATCAAGCCAAGGAGCATGAGGTTGAGGTTTATATCGGAGGAGATAAATATGTCATGGTACTTCCTGCCGATGTTGCCGATGCGATCAACCGCACACCCTCAAGATGGGACCAGGTAGCTTACGTCCTGCAGGATTATACTGGCATAGGATCATTCACCCGCTGGCTTTCAACTAACTTTACTGCCAAGAACCCTGCCTTTATCCCGATCAACCAGATGAGGGACCTCCAATATGCAGTGTTGTCGCATCTGATCCAGGGAGACAGCAAGCGGGCCGGAGTGTTTATTAAGAGTCTGAAAATGTCAAGAGCTGCCATCATCAGGAATCTTGCCGGAAAACAGGGAGTTACTGCAGAGGATAAGAAACTTGATTCCATGTACCTTGACTTTAAGATCATGGGAGGAGAGACCGGCTGGATACACATGGAGGATGTAGATAAGATCAGAAAGAATATTCAGCGGGACATAGCCAGACTTAATAAGACAAATACTACCTCTGACAAGATTCTCCATGCTCAGATCATGCGCAACCTTGGGGAATGGATGGATCACATGGCGATAAGGTCGGAAAATCTTTCCAGGTTTGCTACCTATGTAACAATGATAGAGTTTGGCTATACCAAGGCTGAGGCTGCCTATGCTGCAAAGAATATTACAGTGAATTTCAACCGCAAAGGGAGAATATCTGGCCTGATGGGATCGCTTTATTCCTTCTTTAATGTCGGCATCCAGGGAGGAGAGAATATCCTTGGACTTGCCAAGCATCACTGGAAGAAATTCTTTGCTTGGGGAGCAGGAATGATGGCTATGGGCTTCTTGGATGCCTTGTTCAGTAGTCTCTGGAGTGAGGATGATGAATTTGGGGAGAATATCTATCAGAAGCTTAATCCTTACCTGAGACATAATATGTTTTGTATTACTATTGGGGATCATATTATAACAATGCCCCTTCCTCATGGATTCAGGTGGTTCCATAGTCTTGGAGTAGCAGCCTATGAGCTGGCATTTATGGATGGTCCTACACTTGGGATGGAGGCTCATCGGATATTATCTGACCTGTTTAACAGTCTTACTCCAGTCAATCCGGCAGAATTCCTTAATCAGCAGGGATCAGGTTTTACAGTAAGACCGCTTATTCTTACAACATTTGTCCCCATATATGATATTTCGGTGAATCAGGATTTCTCCGGTGCATCGGTTTACAAGGAACCATTTACAAAGAGACTTGAGGATGAGGTCAGTGATGCCGGATCATACCGCAATAATGTAAATCCAGCCTTTAAGTCAGTAACAGATTTCTTTTACCAGGCAGGCGGAGGCGACAAGAATGTTGATGCAGAATATTGGGTAAATAGTAATGATGAGCTGGAGAAGGTAACGGAGTGGCTTGATGTAAACCCATCAAAGGCTGAGCACCTGTTTAATTACTGGCTCGGTGGTCGTGGTCAATTCTGGAATGACATAATCAAGACCACAGGGAATATCGTGAGAGGGTCCAAGGAGGCAATAAAAGATAAGGATTTGAACTCTATGATAAAAGAGATCAATATGAATGACATTCCTATTGCCAGGAGACTTATAAGGCAGCCCTGGATGAGCACTGCAAGATTAAAATACCAGGACATCGCGGACGAGCTTGAACACTACCTCAACGCGAAGTCAAGTGTGAAAAGAGCCTATAAGGGCACTCCGGAGGAAGAAATGCCTGTAAGTGGCAAATGGCAGGAGAAGATTAATCTTTACAGGACCTTGCAGGCTGAGCTGCGTTATATAAAGAAAGACCTGGCAGATGCGGAGGGAGATTCAGAGATGGTCAAAGAACTGAAAGATACCCAGGAGAGACTGATCCGTAATTTTGTGAATGAATATTCTAAAATTGAAGAAAGATGATACGAGAACTTAACGAGAATCTGGTTAAAAGCCGTACAAGCTCAAAGGTCGGGCGCAAGCAGACAAAGATTCCCCTTCCGACTGCCGAGGATATGACTATGATTAATGCGAACATGAAGCTCCTTGAAATATGCAGGAATGATTGGGAGGCGCTTCGTGATTTCCGCACCCGGAGGAGGAGAGCAAGAAGGTACTACAGGGGTAATCAGTGGGGCGATTATGTGAAAAACCCAAACGGAGAGGGCTATATCACAGAGGAAGTATATCTCAAGATGCAGGGGAAAGTACCTTTGAAGCAGAATCAGATTCGCCAGCTGGTAAAGAATCTCATAGGGCAGTACCGGTCAAATCCATCCAAGGCTGTCGTTATTGCCAGGGACAGGGACGATGCCAAGGTCAGCGAGATGCTTACTAATGCCCTCCAGGCAGCAGAGCAGCTGAATAAGGCACAAACGCTTGATGCAAGGCTCTTTGAGGAGTTTGCCATATCAGGAGCTATCATACAGAAAATTGCATATAAGTACTGGAAGGAAAGAAACCGCCCTGATCTGTGGATAGAGAACATTAATCCGAACCGCATCTTCTTCAATGGGGACCTGCTTGATCCAAGGCATACGGACATCCGGAGGATCGGAGAGGTAATTGATGCCCCGCTTGATGACATTATCTCTACATTTGCCAAGAACAAAGACCAGGAGACAAAGATCAGGCAGCTATACAGAACAGTCATAACTCCCGACTTCCTGTACCAACAGGGACTCAGCGCTACAAAGCTTGACAGCATGGACTTTTTCATTCCCAGGGACCCTTCAATGTGCAGGATGTTTGAAGTATGGGAGCTGAAAATGGAATGGAGGACTTATGCCCACGATCTCATGGATGGTTCATATAACATTGTCAAGGAAACACTCAAGGATATAGCCAGGATGAATGCTGAGAGACTTAAATTCGGCAGAGCTCTTGGTATGCCTGACGAGGAGATACTTCTTATTGAGGCAGAGGAAAAGCCGGAACAGTTCTGGAATGTAAAGTATCTTACCCCTTATGGGTATGTGCTCTTTGAGGCAGAAACGCCTTATACGCACGAATCACACCCTTACTCGATAACCCTGTTTCCCCTGCTTGACGGGGAAGTATGGGGCTTTGTGGAGGATGTGATTGACCAGCAGAGGTATATCAACCGGCTGATTATCCTCATGGACTTCATCATAAATGCCTCTGCCAAGGGAGTCCTGATGGTTCCGGAGGATATTATACCGGCAGGAATGTCAGTTCAGGACTTTTCTGATGAATGGACCAGGTTTAATGGAGTTATTGTCTATAAGCCAGCTCCTCATGCTCAGATTCCTCAGCAGATATCATCAAAGAGTACGAACATCGGCATCCATGAACTCCTGCAGCTTGAGATGAATCTCCTGTCTCAGATATCAGGAGTGCATGAGGCGATCCAAGGAATGAAGCCTAATGCAGGAACACCCTCAAGTCTGTACGCCCAGGAAACACAAAATGCAACCTTGAATACTTTGGACTACATGCACACCTTTAATCAGTTTATTCAGGATCGGGATACAAAGGCTCTCAAGGTCATTTGCCAATACTATAAAGATGAAAGATACCTTGCAGTCTCCGGAAGGCAGTATAATCAGGAAGCAAGGATGTGGAATCCGGCTCTCGTCCAGGATATTGACTTTGAGCTTGTGGTTTCATCCGGAAATGATACACCGGTATTCCGTCAGATTGTTGATGATGCACTTCTCAGGATGCTGGAGTCTCAGATGATAGACCTTCAAATGTACCTGGAGAATACCTCAATGCCTTTTGCAGATAAGCTTCTTGAATGCATTAAAGCAAGGCAGGCTGCATTGCAGAGTGGAGAGATGGCTCCGGAGCTTCCAGGCGATGCTATGACTGCGATGGCAGGACGAGCTTCTCCGGCAGCAATGGCGATGCTTGGTCCTGCAATGACAAGGGATATTCCTCAACGTGCAAGACAGGCAGGCAGGGCATCAGCGTAATCAGCTGACCATGATGCTCAAGAGGATAAGGATAGGTGACATTTGAAAAGTCAGGTCCATTATATATAGAGGCTATTCGGTTGTAGTAAGCCTCATCAAGCAAGTATATTATAAACATAACTTCAAAGAACCTGGGGAGGAAGATCGTCTCCCCTGGTTTGTTATCAAAGATGTCATGGCAGTTATGATGAGCCAGTCCGGTATTGAGCTTCACTGCTTGGAGCCTTCGGGACTCTGATCTCCTGATAAGATGAGCCAACTCACCACCCTCCCTGATCTTGTGGTTACAAAAGACACATAAGGGCCAGTGTTTGATATACCAGTTCTTGATATCAGCCAGCTTTCTCTCCGTTTCTGACTGATTCATTGTCACTTAATTCAGGGAAACAAACATCAAATAAGGACGGAGCATCCTTATCAACTTTGATCGCGAAGTCATTCTTAAAGGCCGTCCACATCTCGCAAGTCCCATTATCCTGGACAAGAGCATCCAGTATCTTCCTTGCCGTTTCGTTATTGCAAGCTGAATAATTAAATTCATGCTGTACCAATGCAATTGGACAAGGTTCCTCTCCGTATTTACAGATTGAACACTGATAGTCAAAAACCATTCCTTCGGTTCCATTGCTAAAGTATGCCATTACAGTCTCTTTGTTTGGTGGGTATCTTCAAATTCAAAATTCAGTTCATTGATAAATGTCTCATTAGGCATCTGAATAATAATACCATACTCCAGCTCCGCATCAGCCCTGACTTTCATTATATATTCCCAAATCTCTACCATGTCCATCCTGGTTGTGGAATGAGCTTTGGTTGCCCAAATCATTTTCTTGGTCTTGGGATCATATATCAGATCGTGCTTAAAGTTGAATTTCTTCTTATAAGCCTCATGGACTTCATCAGCGGAGCTTCCGGTTTTGTCGGCGATGGGAGTATAGACGATCCCCCAAAGATAATCATTGGAGTCCAAGGTCCTTGTGGGATATATGTCCTGGACGGCAACCTTGAACGGCAGTCTCCTCTGCTTCAACTGACCACAGAGGTCATCTACCATAGCCTTATTTCGCAAGACAAAAAATTCCATTGAAAGATTCTATTTTATTTTCGGTTACTTTATAACCATAT